TACAGGTGGAGCAGCATCCATAGGATCGCCCCCAGTTCTAAAAACCAGTTGCTTACCATTCACCGATAAACCTAATGTCTGGTACAAATTCAATATAATTCTATTCCAAGACTTCTTTTTACCGAATGAAGAACCGTCTTGCTGTGGCACTTCTGGCGGTAGTGTAACTATTTCAGTTGGGTAATGTAGTCCTATATAAGCTGTGGTAACTGCAGTCGCAATAGACACAGCACCACTAACCACCTTTTTATTGGGGTATACAGCACTATCCCCTATAATCTGAACGGTTTGTCCATCCAGATGATCCAACCCAGAAAAAGAACTGGTTGCTGAACCAGAGTAAGATAACCCAGAATCTACAAAAATAGTCGGGTCTAAATATTCAATATACCGTACTGTAGAACCCTCAACGGTACGCTTGACACTCACCCATAATTCATCGGCTAAACCGTCTGCGGATGGAATCACCGCTACGCTTTCAGCTACAGCTTGTCCTTGGTTGGTAACGGCTAACCGTGTGCTGTCGGAACTCGTAATCGAAAGCAAGCTCAACCCTGCAGCCTGATCTGTTACAGTCACTACATTAGCAGCAGGATTCGGGGCAGTTAAATTGGTCAAAGCATTGATTCCCAAAACACCACCAGTACCAATCGCTATATTGTCAGCAACACCATTGTTAGACCCATCTCCTAAAGAAAATTCGTTTGGGCTTGCCGGGGGGTCATCAGCGGTAGCCGTCATTATCTCTGTCGTACCATCTGAGAGAGTAATGGTAATCGTGGAACCTGCTGCAATATTAGCTGCGTCAGTCACCGTAATAGTAGCTTCACCAAAGTACCCACCTATAGGATGCTGATGCCAAGCCACTACCTGCTGATCTCTTTGGTAGGTTAATCCAATCAGAGTACCATCTGAACGGGTAGCCCAGATAATAGAATCAGGTTCTTGCTGATATGCCATATGGGTGATGCCATCACCCGTTATATCTTCAGCTAGAATTGTCAAGTCAGGAGCAACAAAACCTTCCACGTTCAAATCAAAAATCATTTGACGTAGTTTCTTGGTAGCCCGTTGGTTAAAGAGAACTGCCCTGCCTGATGTTACGGGAGTAACCGTACTAGAACCATACTTGGTTTCCTGTACGACTCGTACATTAGAAGGTGTGACAGGATTGCCACTACCATGTAGTTTAAATTCACCGCCTACCGTACCGATTAAAAGAACATCAGATGCCTTCATCCAACGGATAACATTCACGTCATCAGTTGCTAAAGTAAACTCAATGGACTCATCATCAAGACCTGTGCCTTGATCCATGTTAAGAAAGTCACCTGACTTACTAGCCCATATCGTCTGTGGTAAATTATCTGTACCTGCCCAATACAACCGTTCCTCAAAAAAGGTAACACATCTGGGATTTTCACCCGTACCGCTTGCAAAGTTAGACGGTGCGGATGCAAAGGACAAAGTGGCAAGAGTCCATGATGTATGGCTAGACCTAGTTAACTTGCGTGGTGCATGGTTAGGATGGGCAATATACAGGGTATCAGCAGATTGGGCAAAGTACAGATCGAACAATTCAGCTTCTAAATAAGGGGTTGCGACTTCTACAGCCGAACCACCCGATTGAATCTGTCCGTTGTCTTTATAGAATCTTACATATTGGTCACCAAACTCAATGATGTAGGCTTGTGTAACGCTAAACTCAAATCTTACTAATCTTACTTTCTTGGAATTTGTTTTGACTCCTGCAATATAACGGAATCCTCCCCTTCTAACAACACCGCCATGCGGTAGACTATAAGCATTTTTCTGCGTCTTAAGTCCATTGTTATATTTATTTATATCGACTCTACCATGCAGACGTGGTGATAACTGACCTGCTGTAAAGTTGGTCTGTATTGGAAATACTTTTGCCATTTATCGTAATCGTAAGTCTGTAAGTGCATCGGATTCTATCGTTTCGGGTGTGCCTTCCTGAGAGTCAATCGTTCTTGCTTCTCTAACAACCGCTTCATACATCGTACCCATTTGCGACATGACTGTATGAGAACGTGTAATCGGGAAAGCCATCTTCCATGCCATGCGGAATACAAGGGCTTGATAGAGTAGTGCATCAAACAGCGTGGTGTCCTCTAACCTTTGAATATATGTTATATCGACCGTGGACTCTTCTGTTAGCAATTCCCTACCCTGTATTTCATGGTCAAGTTTGATATCTCCTGTTACAGTTCTTACATCCAGTACCCGTAAGCAATATGGATCAGTTGGTAATGTAAATTTATATAACCAATTAATGATTGGAGTGGTTGTCAAAGCTGCTAAATTAGTCGTGACTATCGAACAATTCCAACGATGACTTCTTAACACGGCATCACGCTCACCTTCAAAGAAACGATTCGCCAACACAGCGTTAGAATCATTGTCTGTGAAACTGGTAATCGAATTTGCCCCTAGCATTAACAAGGCTTCGTTTGCTAAATCAACTTTAGATGCCATTTATTTTTTGTATGTAGGTTTCTTGTTAGTAATTTTTTGCTGTGTTTTCTTAGCGTACTTTTTGGCAGCCGTCCTACCTTTAGCTGTGTACTTGAAATGTTTAGTGCCAACTTTCGGCATAACAAACTCCTAGTAAAGTAAGGCGGTGACTCTCCAAGTGCCCTTAAAAGAGCCACCACCAAACAGTTAGTTCGGATCAGCGTACATTATATGAAAATCAAATGTATCACCTGAAACCGATGTTCCTGCTCCCAAAGAGAGAGTTAGAACCATTTCACCCGTTGTTACATAACCAGTATCATGCGTTGTGCTTTCGTGGAAATGTGTAACAGTACGTGCAGAATCAGCAGCGATCACGGTACAAAAAGCATCGTCATCAACTGCGACTGCTGCACCCGTACTCTGGGTTGTATGTGCTGCATAACCAACATCTACCGTAGCCGATGATTCAAGATCACTAATAATCACAAACGACTGCGGTAAAATACGTACACCAGAAGGTATTGTCATAATCGACACCATATCTGAAGCAGAAAGAGCCTGACCAGTAAAACGTGCATACCGATAAGTCACCCCACTCCAAGTGGATGGTGCATTTTTGACACCTGTACCTGCCGTAGCGTTGGTGTATTCTGTGCTTTTATAATCAGCCATATCACACCTCCGTTAAGAATCAGTACAGGCAATCTCTACGACCTTCTCGTCTTCGATGCGAACCGCACCAAGACACATCTGGGCATAGACCTGTGTACTATAGTTTTTATCTGGACGCTCAGTAATTTCTGTCTTAACATCCATTCCCATGCTCATGCCGATTCCTTCAGGAATCCACGCTAAGCATAGCGTATCATTACTACCATCTAATGCTAAACGCTCAGAACGGTGGAATTTAAAACCCATATAGGTATCAATTTCTCCGTTTACGAGAGCTTTCACTGTGGCATAATCTGCGCTTACAATCTTTTCATCTTCTAAAAGATCATAAAATTGCACAGCTTTCATAACAATGTGCCGTGGTAAATCAGGGTCAACATCAGAAGCATCCAAGATTTTCTTGGCTGTCCTAAGTTTCGTCAGATTCATATCAGTTGCACCTGTAGCTACAACAACTTTTTGAGCAGCAGGTAAAGCTACGTTAGACGATGCGTCATCCTCATCAATACTAACAGCGTTACCAGACATAGCAGCGATGATTATATCATCCATCTTACGCCCCATTGCCCATACCCCTGCCTTCATGTAGTCGGAAGCAGGATCAGCTAACATTCGGACTTTATCGGCTTTGTCGATTAAGTCAGCCCAATTGTAGTCATCCATACTCACACGCCTACGTGAGTGGGGGGTAGAGATTAACGGAGTATCGGAATGTCGACTCGTAATTTTTTGAGCCGATGTGCTACCGATTCTGTCAAAATGGTCGTACTTGCCTGATATATCCGTATTAACACGTACATAATCACGCAAACGTGACCCCTTTTGCTGTACCAAGTGCAAAAAAGTATCCCTAAACTTCTGGGAAAACGCTTTATTGACTTCAGTACTCATAATACACCTCTTATAAAAAGAGATTTAAAGGAAGAGTTATCTGCACCATGC